GTTACATCTCCAGCGACAATTACATTAGCACCTGTATAATTAGCCATATTAACTTCCTAAAATAATTATAATTACTATTGCTATTGGTATAGAGTACATTGGGTTATTTTTAGCTTTTACCCAAACCCATTTTGACCATTTTCTAATTTTAAATATAATCCACTCGTTCATTTCTTTTTCCTTGTTTTCTTCTTTGGTTTTAAACTAACAACTTTGTTATCAACCTTATTTTCTACTTTTACCTCATCTTGAACGGGTTTGAAACCTCTAATTTCCCATACTCTTTTGTTTGAATTATAGTCTATCAAAGTTCTCTCAATTACTTTGTTTCCCTTTTTTAATTTTATTGTAGTTGATTTTTCAATTTTCATTTTTACCATATATTCTCCTGTTAGACTCGTGGGGTATTTCTACCCCACAAGAAATCAATTATTACTGAACTGATGAGTCGAAGTGTAACTCTACACCATATGAATCGTGGATTTCTCCTACGCCATATACTGCTGTCGCTACAATCTCGTCTGCTCTTAATGAAGCATCTCTTTGAGTTTCTACTTTTAGCCCTTGCATTTCTGCCATTGCTAAAGCATCTCTGTGGAATGCCGCACCTTTATAGTCTCCAGCATTACCCGTATTAGACATATTTGAAGTTTCAAATACTCTCATACCAGCTAATGTTCCTACAAAACCACTTCTTAAAGCTTCGTTAGCTAAATCGTTTGCGTTTGAGTTTGCAAATGTATTAGTTAAGTTTGCTTTTAAGTCAAAAGCGATTTTAGGGTGTAAGACTACTGCACATTCATTGATATTCAATGCCGCTGATCTTAAATCAGAAGCGGCCGCAAAAACTTTAGCCGCTGTGATAGCCGCTGTTCCGTCTCCGATAGCTGTTGAAAAACCATCAAATAGTGCTGTCATATCTGTGTCTTGTTTTTTTGCGATTGCTTCTCCGAATAATCTACCAATATCTGCCGCTACGTTTCTTGGTGCAGAGTTTCTTGCTAAATCAGTTAGAGTTGTCATAACACCAACTTCTGATGCTGTTATTGTAACAGATGATGGGTCAATCGCTGTGTTTGATAAATCAGAAGCTTCCGATACTGCGGCCGCAGAAACTGCCGAATAAATTGGTACTTCTACCGCTTTACCGCCACCTGAAATCGCATAATTTCTTACAAGATTTCTCATGATGGATTGTTCCTGTGCAACAAATTGAGCTTCTGCAACTATCTCTGTGTATAGTTCCGATAGTGTAGAACTTGTGCTTTCGTTTGCCATTGTTTGTTTCCTTTATATTTTAATTGTTTAAGTTAATCTTAATAGCACCTGTGTCACGCTTCTTCCTATATTCTGCATAGGCTTTACGATCTTCGGGTTTATTAAGGTCTAGTTCCTGAATGTTTAAGGGTTTTACAGTATTACCACCGATACTTGCTTTACTTCCTGAACCTTGTACTGTTGCATTGCGGAAGTGTGGGTTCGTATCTAAAAACTCTTTAACTCTATCTTCTATCGTTAAAAGTTCTCCTTTTGCGTTATATCGAATATTTGAATTATTATCAAGCACTTCAATTCTTCCATCATCATTTAATTTTACTTCTTTCTCGATTAACTGAACGACTTGTTGAGGATTGATTGCATTATTCTTTGACGCAACAGATAGAATAGAATTATCAATTTTTTCTTTTTTGATTTCTGTTTTATATCTTGTTATTTCAGAGTCTTTTTCAGCTATTCTTTCTTTCATAAGCTTTTCAATTTCAGATTTAGATTTAGCTTCTTCTAACTGCTTTTGTTTTAGAAGTTCTGTTTTTTGCCTATCTTCTTCTTCCATTTTTCTTTCATACTTCTTACGTTCTGCCATTAGTCTAGCTTGAACAATATTATCTAATTGTTCTTGTGTGAAAGATTTAGACTCTGTTTTTGGTTGTTCTTGTTTTACTTCTTCTTTAGCTTCAACGGGTGCTGAAGTTTCTTGTGTTTT